TGAGAAACACTTAGTTGTGAGCCACACAACCTACGCACACAACAAACGCACATTGTGCGTTTGTGCACAAGTGCACAGGGTAATACTAGACCCTGTGCACTTCCCCTCCCCCACCCCACCCCCGCACACCAGCACTAACCCTGTATCGGGCGGGCGGTAACCCTATGTATCGGGCGAAAGTTCGGGGAGCCTCGCTGCGCTCGGCCGGTGACTCGTGGGGGGTATTCGGGATGCCTCGCATACGCTCGGCCGGTTTTTTCTGTTATCGTGGGGAGGTGAATTCTTATCGTACGGAAATCCTTATCGGAGTTGGGTGAAAAGTAGCGTCAGAGTGACTTTAAAAGGGCGCGCTGACATAACCAAAGTCAGTGCGAAACTAACCAATGGACTTCGATAGAGCCTTCCTGCTGTCCTCCGAGGAGCTGTGCGACCTGCCAGACCCGGACGCGCCAACCCAGTTCGTGCTCGACGAGGCGAGCGAGGTCGACACGGGCGATGAGCGCGCAGAAGTCGAGCGCGCAGAAGTTCCCGCGCAAGAGACCGGCATCGGGCACGAGGAGGAGGCCGCGCGCAACACCATGACCAACCGCTGGCAGGCCACGATCTTCGACGAGGAGTGGGACCCCGAGCGCATGCAGGGCAACGGCGCGAAGATACAGTACGCGTGCTGGGGCTTCGAGGCGGCGCCTAAGACCGGCCGCAAGCACTGGCACGTCTACCTCAGGACCAAGAGCCGCGCGCGCATGGACACCGTGAAGAACATCCTCGAGTGCAACAGCGCGCACCTCGAGAAGTGCCGCGGGAACGAGCAGTCCAACAGGGACTACTGCTGGAAGGACGGCAGCACGCTACGCGGCGAGCGCGGCGAGTTCAAGCCGGAGGAGGGCAAGGGGCAGGGCCACCGCACAGACCTAGACGAGGCCGCCGAGATGGTGCTCGCCGGTGCGTCCATCAAACAAGTCGCTCGCACGCTCCCAAAGACCTTCGTCCGCAACTTCCGCGGACTCAAGGCTCTGGCGGACGAGATTAAAGAAGTCCCCATACAGAGGGATGTCCAGGTGCTTGTCCTCTGGGGACCAACGGGAACGGGCAAGACGCATCGTGTGCGAACTGCTTGGCCCGACTGTTATGTCGTGCAAGCGGGCCCGCATCCCTGGGACAGCTACTCGGGCCAGACGACGATCTGCTTCGAGGAGTTCGTACACCAGGACTGGCCGATCAACGCGATGAACCAGTACCTCGACAAGTGGAAGGTCGAGCTGACCGCGCGCTACTACAACCGCTACGCAGAGTGGACGCGTGTGGTGATCTGCGCGAACTCGCCCCCGACTACTTTCTACCAGGAGATGTTTGCTAGCGCGCCGATGCTCGTCGACGCCTTCCGCAGAAGGATCACAGGAGCCTGCCGCCTAGTAGAAGCCCGCGAAGACCAAGGCGGGCCAAGCATAGAGCAGCTCATAGAATCCCCCCCAAACCCCTTCTAAAAGAACAAAGAACTTTGTTTACGGCAAGTTGCGCCAGCGAATGAGTAGCTGCCCAGAGACAAAGCCAGGGCTAGGAGCAGCCCCAGAGTCAGAGACAGAGTTAATGAGGTAGTGAGGCATGTAGTCAACAGCCACCGGAGCTCCCAGCTGAGGCCAGTTCAGAACCAGAGGTTTCCGAAACACCAGGCGAAACCGGACGCGGTACGAGTTCGGGACATAGCCGTCCCCCGCCGCAGCTTCGTCCAGGAGAGGCTCCAGCACAAAGCGGCGATCCATGTACACCTTCATCAGGCCGCAGTCGTTCCACTTGCGGTGTATCCCCGAGTCCACAGTCCATCCGTTCTGCGTCGGCCAAACCGTTGCCCCCCCGAACGCATTCGAGTTCCACTTGGCGATCACGATCCGGAAGCGGTTGTACAAGTCGTCGAGAGCAGACTGGGCCTGCCCGCCTTGCAAAACTCCGTCGAACTTTAGCGACCGGATAGCAATGCGCAGCCCGGTGCGAGCTCCAAGCTGGAAACCAGGCCAGAGCGAGGCCAGGTCGAAGTTAGTCCAAGTAGTGGAAACAGCAGTCCCAAAGACAGTAGAAGCCGGCACAAAGTACGTCAGCCACTCAGGTCGGGGCGTACCTCGGCGATAGCTGCGACGACGCCTCGGGTAGTAACGACGACGACGGCGATAGTACCGGCGAGCCATACGTGTTGAGAAACACTTAGTTGTGAGCCACACAACCTACGCACACAACAAACGCACATTGTGCGTTTGTGCACAAGTGCACAGGGTAATACTAGACCCTGTGCA